CGGCGTGAAGACGAGCGGATGGGAGGGGGCCGCGCGTCTTCACGCCGGTCGCCTCTCCCGGCAGTCATGGTTGAAGGTACAGCGGATCGCTACGTGGGCGCTCGCGCTCTACGCCTTCGGCATGGGGATCAACACGTTGACGACCCGCTGCGACTCGGCGGTGCAGTGCGTCGTGCTCGCGCCGCGCATGGCAATCGAGAATCTGCCGATGTTCATTCAGTTCGCCGTGATGGTGTCCCTGACCCTGTTCCAACTCGGGATCATGTTCTACGCGATGGTCAAGGTCGGCAGCTACAAGATCGTCATGCCGGGCACCGTCGGCGTCTCGTTCGATGACGTGTGGGGCCAGGACGACGCGGTGAGAAAGGTCAAGGAACAGGTCGCCCTCCTCGAAGACTCGGATGACATCGAGGCCGCAGGTGGCTACATGCCGAAGGGGCTCCTACTCTACGGCCCGCCCGGCACCGGCAAGACGTACTTGGCGAAGGCGGCAGCGAACTACTCCTCGAAGCCGCTCATCCTCGTGCCGCCGGGAGCGTTCCAAGCCACCTTCGTCGGGATCAACTTGCTCAAGGTCTGGACACTGTTCCGTACGATCCGCAAGCTCGCGCGGCGGTACGGCGGGGTCATCGTCTTCATTGACGAAATCGACTCGCTCGGCTCGCGCGGCGGTGCGGTCGAAGGACAGGATCGTCCGGCCGTGTGCCACGCTCCGGGCTGTGTGCCCTTCGCACGACGCGCTGAGGGCGGCGAGCCTCTCAAGATCGTGGTCGACGGCGGCGGCGGTGGGATGGGGACGCTCGAAGCGTTCCTCTCCGCGATGGACGGGATGGAGGAACCGCGTGGCCTGCTCAATCGCATCCTCGTCTTCCTCGGCTTCAAGCCACTACAGCCCTACGAATACAAGTACGTGATGATGGGCGCGACGAACATGATGAACCGACTCGACCCGGCCCTTCTCCGCGCCGGTCGCTTCGGCCGCAAGATTCACGTCACGTACCCGAAGGTCGAAGGGCGGCAGCGCACGTACGAAGGCTACCTCGGCAGAGTGACGAATGACCTGACCCCTGCGAACGTCGAGTGGGCGGCACGCAACCACGCGCGGGGCACCGGGGCCGAAATCCAAGACATCGTGAACGAGGCGCTGCTCGTCTCCTTCCGAGACGACCGAGACGACCCCGGCATCATCCGGTTCCCTGACCTCGTTCACGCGATGGTCTGGACGAAGTTCGGTGAGGGTGAGGGGCAGTTCGAGCGCGAGGATGCCCGCTGGAAGGTCGCCGTCCACGAGGCCGGGCACGCGGTCGCCTTCCACCTGCTCAGCAGTCACCGGCAGGCGATATGGTTCGCCAGCATCGAGCAGCGCGGCGACACGGGCGGCATGGTCGTGCCGACTCCGTTGCAAGAGGACTGGATTCTGACACGCGATGAGTTGCTCGCGGACATTCAAGTGGCGCTCGCGTCCCGCGTGGCCGAGGAGATGCTACTCGGCACGACGACGAACGGGCACGGCGGGGACGGGATGAGTGCCACGTCGGACGCGATGAAGATGGTCAACTACGGGCAGGCCGAAAACATCGGCGCGTGGCCCGCCGACACGAAAGAGCTACGGCGGCAGACCGAGGGTATCCTGTCGGAAGCCTTGACTTCCTGCCGCGCACTTCTCTCCACGCACGACGACGACATCCTCGCGGTTGCCGAGCTTCTCCGTGATCGTGGCACCGTGACCGGCGACGAGATTGCGGCGGTGCTCTCGTGAGGCGTCGGCTCATGGGCTTCCTCGGAATCGTGACGATCATCGGGAGCCTCATCTACATCTCGTGGCCTGTCGGCCATATCCCGCCTTACGACGCGAATCTCACGCGGCTCGCGGAGAGCGCCCTGCAAGGCTACTGCTCGGGCAAGACGCTCATCGACACGGGCGGCGGGCCGGACGCCAACATGACGGCGCAGTGCCGAGCCACGCTCGCGGGCAGGTACTCGGACGCCCCGAACCTATCAGTCGTGATCGGCTCGTTCTGTCAGGCCATCCTCGACGGCGGCTGGCAGGGAGCGAAATCGGACTGCACGGCTATCATGGCGCAGAACCAGTATTGGCCGACTTACGACGGCACGATCACGAACGCATGGAACCGGGCTCGCCCGTACCCGGTGACGTTCCTCGGAACGGGCAAGTCGTCCAACGGCCCCGGCTCTCGAACGGGATCGCACACCGGCAACTCTCGCAACATCAACCCGACTCACTAAGGAGGTAGATCGTGACATACGCAGCACTGATCCAGCCTGTCTTGTGGCTCATCGCCGGGGGCACGTCTGCCTTCTTCGTGAGCCGCGCGGCATGGGCGTGGAAGAAGAAGGAGCCTCGGGGACGAGACTTCAAGTTCGCGGTTCTCTCCCTGCTCGCAGCGTTCATCATCGTCCCGGCGGTCGCAGTTGTCCCGGCAGGTAGCCGGGGCGTCGTCTTCCGATGGGATGGCGGTGTCTCGCAGACTCCACTTGCCGAGGGCGTCTCGTTCATCGTCCCGTGGATTCAGCACGTTACGACCCTTTCCGTGAGGACGCAGAAGGTCTACTCGGCTACGGTCTACTCGCAGTCGGCTGACTTGCAGGAAATCACGGTGGTCGCGTCAGTCAACTACCACGTCGATCCGTCCCGAGCGCCGTACCTCTACCAGCGTGTCGGAAACAACTACGCATCGGTCGTGATCCAACCGGCTCTTTACCAGCGCACGAAGGCAGCGGTCGGCCAAATACAGGCCATCACCTTCGCGCTGAAAAGAGACGTATTGGTCAGTCGAATCGAGCAGCAGTTGAAGGATCAACTCTCGGGGTACGGGATCGTTGTCGAGTACGTCAACATCGAGGACGCGATATTCGACCCGGCCTTCGTCGCGTCGGTCAAGGCCAAGATCATCGCCAAGCAGTTCGCCCAGCAGCAGCAGAACCTCGTTGCCGCCAAGAGGTTCATCAAGCAGCAGACGATCATCAACGCGCAGGCCACGGCCCGGAGCGTGCTCATTCAAGCGACGGCGCAGTCTAAAGCCAACCGTCTCCTGGCCGCGTCGATCACGGACGTACTCCTGCGCTACAAGTTCTTCACGACTTGGAACGGGATACTGCCGCAGACGCTCGTTGGAGCCGGTGCGACGGGTCTGTCCCTGTTCCTGAGTCCGTCGAGCGGGAGCACGTATCAACCGTACCCGTGAAGGGCAGTGAGGTAGACTCAGGGGGAACCTGAGCGGCCGGAAGGCTGGCAGGTATCCAGTGGACAGAGGGCCGGGGCAACCCGGCCCTCTGCGTTCACCCGTTCGAGGGATGGCGCTCCGGGGCTCCGTGAGCGATACTAAGAATGTAACCGACAGAGAGGAGTGGAAATCGTGTCCACGTTCCAGATTCGAGACGTGGACTATGACACTGGGCTTCGGCTGAGTGATGCCGAGTCTGCGACGGACGCCCTGGTAGCGTTCATGTTGGAGCGGGTCGAAACCGACCTGCGCCGGAACGTGAGCGTGGGGGACGACGGGGTTGCCACCGTGACGCACTGCGGCAGGACGTACGTCGCCGTGCCGTAGTCCGAGCCTGCCCCGGTCGCAAGGCCGGGGTAGGTACAATCCAGGCATGGACGCCGGGCTCCACGTCGAGGCCATCGAGCAACTCTCGTTGCGCCGACAGGAGATATGGGCCAGCGCCGACCCCTCGCCTGCCGAGGTCGCTCGGATTGGCAAGCGGCTGGCCAACGCCTTCGAGGACAAGCGTGCCACGATGGCGCAGTTCCGCCCGGCCCAGCGGAAGAAGATCGAGCGCAACGCCTCGGTCGCCCGCGAGCTAGCCTCCCTGATCGCCCGCGCCTAGTTCCCCCGTTCGAGGGATGGCGCTCATCGGCTGCGTGCCCGATACTTAGTACGTGACCAACGGAGGAGGCAAGAGATGAAGGCCAAGTTTTCTAGTCGATGCGCCGGGTGCGGCTCGCCCATCAACGAGGGCGACAACATCTCGCGCGGCCCGAGCGGCAAGTTCGAGCACTCCTCGTGCTCGCGCGGCCGACTGACCGGCGGCGGCAACGTCTTCCCGACGATGGACGAGGCCGACTACCACGAGATGCGACGGGACGAGGCCGAGTATCAGAAGGGCTACCACGAGGTCGCCTCGATCCAGGCGTTCTTTCCGCCCGGCCCGATGCGGGACGCGGCGTACATGGAGATGGAGATGGCAGCCTACAACCGAGGGGAGGACTACTGAGATGGGCTACATGACACCGCCCGCTGAGATGCCCGACGACGAACTGGGCCGCTGGGTCGAGAACTTCAAGAGTCAGCCGCCGACGATGGACTGCATGGGCGAGTTTTCGTGGGCGTGCCGGGTTGCCGACGAGCACAAGCGGCGCTCGGCGCGGATGACAGTCAACCGGCCCGTCCGCTTCACGGGCTCGGACGCGGAGAGGGCACGCAACCGCGCGACCCACTGCTTCGTCACCGTCGACCACGAGGAGCCGCAGGTCTGCATGGACTGCGACTGCAAGACGTGGCACGTCTCGGCCGACTACCCGTGCGGCTCTGCCGTACCGCGCGAGACGCTCGTGGCCTAGTGCTCGACGGGCTCGTACTTCGGGACGACGTGACCGGCGGCTCTCAGAGCCGCCGCTTGCTCGCCCAGCGGAATCGAGGGGTCGATGCCGAGCTTCCGAAGCAACTCGTCCCGATCCGAGTCGTCGTAGTCGGCGGCATCGTAGATGTCGCTGTCCGTCGTATCGCGGTCGAGATACGCCACACTCTCATCCTACCCGGTAGACTTCAACCATGCCAGTGAACTCTGACCCGACGACGGAGCGCAACAACCGCGCCGACGGCACGTACTCGATCATCACGTACCTGGATTTCGAGTCCTTCTCCGCCGTTCCTAAGTCTCGTGCGACCGGCGCGGCCATCGCGGAATACGATGCCGAGGGCAACATGGTGTCCGAGTCCGTCGGGATCATAGCCCCGCCTTCCGCCTGAGCTTCGCCACGGCTTGATCGTACGTGGGCGGCGCGGAGGCCGGGCCGATCTTCTTATTCTCCGCCTGCGCCGTAGGAGTGGCAGGGTGGGTCGGGATATAGGCCCGCAGTTCGTTGAGGAACACGAGCCACGCGGCCCGGTCAGCGATCACGCCCCAGCCGAGCGCCGGGCCGGGGAGCACGAGTGTCATGCCGACGGCGAAGGACACGTCAAGGAAGTCACTCGCGCGGCGCGTGCCCGTCGTTGCCGCACCGCGACCGACTGCCTGCCAGCGCCCGTCGTCCAGCTTCTTCCAGTCACCCCACGTCGTTTTCGTTGCCGCCGTCTCGGGTACGTCAATGACCGCGCCCGACGGCACAGCCGCCATGTACGGAGCGGGCTCGCGGGCGACGGCGACGGCAGCCGGGTCGACTCCCCCGCCTGCCTTGAATAGCTCCTGCTGCACAAGCTCGATGTTCTGCTTGATGTAGGCGATTTCCTGCCGGGCAGTTGCAGTGTCAATCTTCTGTACCTCAGCCTCTAGAAGCCCCTGCCACCGATCCGCTGCCTGGCGTAGCTCCGCGATCTTCTTCTCGTCAATCGGCCCCGGCCCAAAGAGCCACTTGTCGAGGAGCGCAGCGCGGTTCGGCCACACCTGCGCGAAGCGCACGGTCTGCTCTGCTGCCCCGTAGTCATCTGCCGTGACGGTGCGACCACTGACCCAATAGTCCTGCGAGCCCTCCTTCGTGCGGTAGCCGAGTACGCCAAGCGACCCCTCGCGCCGATCCTTGAGGTAGAGCCGCACGGACTCGGCCCAGTCCTCCATCGGGTTCGTGCCGCCGTAGGTAGTGATGCCGAAGTTGCCGAGCGTGACTTGGTGGCCTTCCGTGCCGATGAGGTCGGCCCACTTGGCGCTCGCCGCCTGATCTTCCGCGCGAGCATACTGCCACGGCTCCGCTTGGAGCGCCCCGTTGTTGTATCCGATGACGTGCCCGAACTCGTGGTCGAAGATGTCTTGGCGGTCGAGCCTCGCACCCCCATCCCAAATCCACATATGCCCCGTCGGCCCGCTGGCCTGCGCTGCCGCCTCGAAGCCGGGAGTGTTGTTCTCTCGGGCGATCCTCTCGTTGCTTGGGCTCTTGCCCTGCCCGACGAAGATGGAGCCGAGGTTGTCGCGTCCCCGGATGTCGTCCGGCAGCTTGTCGATCATCGCGTTGATCTTGACTTGGTACTCCTTCGCTTGCTCCCACGAGTAGCTCAGCGCGTCCTTTGACATCGGCGTCTCGATCACGACCGCAGTGCCACGGTACGGGTAGACCCACATGGCCTTGTTGGAGGTCTTGTAGGTGTCTATATTGCCAACAGAGACACTCGTCGGCTCGATCCGAGCAAGTTCGTTCTCCCTCACACCGAGCCGCTCCATCTCATGCAGCATCCCGCCGGGCGAGTCAATGTATCCGCCCGTGACGTAGGCCGCATTGATCGCTTCGGGGTGCTCCTCACCAAAGATCGGGTTCTGCTTGCCCTCGGGTAGCTGCTTGTCGATGGAGTCGATGATCTTCTGAATGTCCTTCTTCATCTTGCCGGGTTCGGCAACCTCGCGTTCCTGCATCTGCTTGATCCCAAACAGGCCCCGGTCGCTCGACTCCTGCTTGAGCCACGTCCGAAGCTCGCGGGCCGTGCGCGAGTTGAGGGTCGGCCAGTCCGCGAACGCCTGCACAAGATGCTGACTCCATCCCTCCCCGGCGGGAGACATCCCTAACGCACGAAACTCCTCTATGAAACGGTCGGACTTGGGCACCTTGATCCTCTCGGCGATGTCCGACGGCACTAGTGAGGCAGCCGCCTCCTCGGAAGATGGGCCAACGATGGATACATTTAGCACCCTCCCTTCTCCTCGTGCTGTTACCTTGTCTACCTGGAACTTCAACCCGCGAGGAAGTAGAACCTCGCCCTCGCGCTCTCTCCACGCTTCATGAAGATCGGGGAAGTTGTCAGGGATGATGGCTCGCGTGCCCTTCGGAATCGTGATGCGAAGCAAGTCGCCACGTTCGTCCGCGTACATCGTTGCGAACTCCTTACTCGTGGTCGTGCTCGTGTAGGCGGGTTCGATGAAGGTGTCACCCTTTTTCAGTGCTTCAATGTGCGAGAAGGCCATGCCCCGGTAGACCACGGTGTCCTCCGTAACTGGGGGTGCAACATCGAACACCTTGTCAAGTACCCTGATTTCCGTATCAAGCGTCTTTGCCTCGGCGGGGGTGATCTTCACCTGTGAGTTTCCATAGATGTCTGTAACGGAATCGAGCGTCCCCCGTAGATGACCATTGATGCGCTGATAGCCGTACGGCCCGACGTACTCTTTCAAGGTGTCGTGCATCTCGGGAGTAAATGCCGTCTCCGCGTAAGGGGCAGCCTCGGTAGTCGGAGGCCCAAGCGCGTCGAGAACCGGGCGCTGATAGGTCGTGGCGAAGTAGCCAGAGGACTGAAACTCGCCTGCCTGCCGCCCGTCGACCGCGTGCCAGAACCGCATCCCGCTGAGGTCTTGTTGCTCCCACGTTCCATGCACGGCTCCGGTCGCGCTCGACTCCGGCAGTGTGAACCGGGTGCCCACCGGCTGCGAGTCGAGCCACGTCTGGAATGTCTGCGGCGTGAACGGAGTCGGGCTCCGGTCGAGTCCGCCCTTCTCCAACATCGTATCGTAGACCTGCGTATCGTGGATAGCCGTCGTTACACCGCCTCCGCCCTCGGCCACGAGCGCGGGCGCCCTCGCAGTGTTGTCGTAGATTCGCCAACGATCCACGAGGTCTGACCGCTGCCAGAGCGGCGTTGTCCGGCTCGCGCCCTCGTGTGCGTCCATGAGCGCCCGGACGTTGACGTACCGGCCCTCGGACGGCCCGCCCACCCTCTCGGCGCGGTCGATGGATCGCCCGACGGCATCCTTCGTCGTGATGTAGGACTTCGTGACCTGCACTTCGTACCCGGCGTTCTTCGCCTCCGCGAGCTTGGCGATGAACTTCTCCTCGCCCGAGGCCGTCGTGTCGAAGATCACGTTGTAGCCTTCGGACAGCGCCCGCTTCATAAAGAGCTTGGACAGTTCGGACGACTCCTCGTGGACAGACGACGCGGCGTAGATGTCGCCGTTCGCTTGGAGCGCCTTGAACTCGTCGGCCATCTTCTTGATCCCGTCCGGGTCGATCACTACCACGTCGTTGCGGGCTTCCAACTCTTTGAGCGACCGCCACTTGCCGTCAAAATAGAACTCCGAAGCTGCCTTACCGGATGCGCCGCCGCCCGCCGTGAACATCGCTTGGGGCGTGCCGGTTGCCTTGACCTTGCCCTCAAAGACAGCCTTCTCCCACTTTTGATGCTCTAGCTTGCGTGCCTCAGTCCACTGCCCGCCGACCCAATCGCGCTTCGGTAGTCCGTTCTCGTGGAACTCTCCCGGCCTGACTACCCAGTGCCCGGCCCCGCCTGCACCGTCGGCGGTGCCGATCTTGTAAAGCTGCATCGTGTCCTCGACATCCTTGCCGGGGAACATCTCCTCTGCGAGCTTGCCCTTCTTCGGAGGCCATCCGTCGAGCCCGAGCCGCTTGATCGTGGCGTACGTGTCCGGGTTGAGCCCGAGCGCCGAGAGCCGTCCGTCTGCTAGCTGCGAGGCTTCCGAGAACGGCACCGCGTCCGACGTGCCCGGCGCACGGAAGGGCTCAACGGTGGCCGTGCTGCCGGGACGCACGCCGAGGTAGACCGACTCGCCGGTCTTCGAGTCGTAGATCGCCTCCTGCACATGGTCGCGACCGAACTGCATCGCCGTGTCGCGGCTGGCGAACGAGGTCGACGTGTCGAGGTACGTCCATCCGGTGTTGGCGTCACGCCATCCGCCGTAGAACATCTTGCCGGGGATCGCCGCGTCCGGCCCGGTCACGTCCTTGAGATGGCGCAGGTAGTAGCGGCGTAGGTCTTCCTGCGTGAGCGGCCCCTTGATGATCTGCTCGTTACCCATCGTTGCGGAGACGTACCGCTTCGTCGGGTAGGGGTCGCCCGTGTGCGCGAAGGAGAATCCGTCGTTGGCCTTGAGCGCCGGTAGTGCGTTCACCGCGAAGTTCTGCGCGGCCTGTTCCTGCGCCGGGGTGTACGGGCCGAAGCCGCCGACCGGCTCGCCGGGGTAGGGCGCGGGGGTGAGGTTGTCCGGCGTGCTCATAGGGGCTTCCGTGACGGGCTCGTCGCCTCCCGTCCAGGGCTCGTCCGGCGGTAGCCACTCCTCCCCGTCCCCCTCTCCTTCGAGCACGGGGATCGCCTCGCATCGGCAGTTCGGATGCCACGGGGGCAGGTCGTCATCAACGGAGTGAACGTCCGCCGCCGCGTCCACGCACTCGTCGCACGGGTCTTCCGAGTCGATGCCGATGCTCGGGCCAGTGGCGACGATGCTCTCGAACTGCGTGATCCCGTTGGCCGCGTACGTGTTCATGGCCGTCGTCGTCCAGACGGCTGCCGTCTCCGAGCGTGCGATCCGGTCGACTTGATACCGCTGCAAGTCGGGCCACTGTTGGCGGATCGAGGCACGCACCTGATCGAGCGTCTTCGGGTTGCGCGGGTCGGTCGCGTCCGTGATGATTTTGGTGAGCGTGTCAATATGGTCGCCGTACATCTGCTGGACGACCTTCGACCCGCGCACGGAGAAGATGTCGCGAGCCATCTGCTGCGGGTGAGCCCACTCGAACGTATCGTGGTAGCCGAGATGTTCGAGGCTGACCTGCCCGGCGAGGGTCGACGTATCGAGCGTCATCCCGAGGTAACGCTGCATCGCGCCTTCGTTCCACGAGTTGAAGTTGACGCCGGACGCTAGCCGCTCGCCTACGTGTGCGCCCGGCCCCTGTAGCACGTTCTGCGCGATGGTCTGCAAGGCAAGGTTCTCCGTGTTGCTCATGCCCTTCGGCTTCTTGGCCCCCGGCGGTGCGATGTACCCTCCCGACTGCGCGAACGCCGCCGCCTGCGCCGGAGAGAAGGAGAAGCCGCCCTTGTTGCCCGCCTGCATCCCGAGCTTGGAGTAGAAGCCCTGCGCAGCGGGGACGGAGTTGAGCGCGAGCCCGAGCCCCTCTCTCCGAGCGACCCTCGCAGCCTCCTGCATCATCTTCGTGCCGTTGCCGGGGCTTGCGGCAAGCAGGTCTACGGTGAGCACGCCGCTCGTGTTGCGACTGAGCGCGACGACGGCGAGCGGCTTCCCTGACGCATCCCTGAGCACACGCACGTCCGCACCAAGCTCCGCCTTCTTGAGCGCAAGACGACCCGCGACAGCCCGCTGCCCTCCCCATGCTTCTATCGCGGCCTGATCGCTCGGCTTCACCTTCGAGAGCCGCCGAGTGTCCGGCGGCGCGATGGCGTCCTTGAGCACGCCGTCGTAGACGTACACTCCGTCGGCGGGTTCGGCGTCAGTCGGCGGCGCGATCCATCCGAGCGCGGCTGCGTGGTACGCACCGTCGATGTTGAGCCGCGCGACGAGGGCGTCCGAGATGACGGTGAGCATCTTGGCCCAGTCCACTTCGGCCTGTAGGAACAGAGCACGCGACCGCTCGTGGACGGCGAGGGCGCGAGGGTGCCGCCGCGCCTTCTGAATGTCGAGCAGGATGAGCTTTAGCTCGCGCTGATTCTCGCGGCTGATCGCCAGCGCATCCGTGAGGCCCGCCTCCTTGCGCAGTTCGCGCACGGCGACGTAGAGGTCTTGGACTTGGCCGAGGTACTCGGTTGAGAGGTCGAGCGCCGGGCTACTCATCGGTCAGTTCCGAGAGACGCTCATGCGTATCGCGGGACTGCCGAAGGAGGTCACGCACATTCTGCTCCATCGCGGAGAGCCGCGTCTTCGAGAGCGTGTCCGGCGTCAACCGGCCCGCGCCCGAGGGCGGAGGCCCGCCGGGAGCCCCGGCCTGCCCGGCTGCCACGCCCGGAAGCTCCGTGAACAGCTTATCGTTGTACGGCGACTCGATTTCCTCCGGTGCGATCACGTTGCCCAAGTCGTCCAGTTCGGGCTCCGGGGGCTCGGGCGGGATCGCGAGCGGATCGGGCGGAATCGGCTGGCCGGTCAACGGGTCTATCTCGGGCTCTACCGGCTCCGGCGGCTTCGGCACCATGAGCGGCCCGAGCTTGAGCCGGTGCCGCGTCTCGCGCAGCGTGATGATGTCGGCGTGCCACGCCATGATCGCCTGATCCAAGTCCTCGCGATCCGAGCGGATGTCGAGGTCGTCCATCGAAATCTGCCACGGGTTCTTGTCACCGTCGGCGTTCTCCTTGCCCGATACGATGCCGCGCTCGACAGCGATGAAGCGATTGAGCCGCGAGTTGAGAAGCTCCTGCGACGGGCCGACCACGCCTTCTTTGTAGACGCGGTTCGCCTCGGAGGCGATGTTGCCGCCGAGGTTGCCGACCTCTGAGTTGGCGAGCCGTTCGGCGGGGACGCGGTGCGCGATCATCACGGCCTTGTCCGCGCGATCCCCGAGCTTCTCGAAGCTGCCGTCCGTCTTCGTATCGGACAACTTCTGGAAGTCCACCTTTGCCTTATCGCCCTTGACCGGGATGATGAGGTTGCGGTACGGGGTCTTGAGGTCGACGGTGAACGCTCGGCGGAGGTCTTCCTGAATATCGTCGTCCTGGCCCTCGACGCCCGTTAGGATGATCGCCCAACGGGGCTCGCGCCGGTTGGCGAAGAAGAACAGGTTGTCGTCGCGGACGGCCAGCGCGAGGGTGATCCATCCGATTGCCGACACGTAGCCGGGGATGCCGTACCACGAGGAACGTCGGCACGGGCGGCGGATCACGAACAGGTCGTTGGCGGGCTTGTTGACGGTCTTGAGCGAGCCGGTCTTGATGTCCACGTCGATGCGCTTGCCCGCGATGTCCTGCGCCCCCCAGCGGCGGAACCATACCCGACGCGAATCGCGAATCTGCACAAGCGCGAAGCCGTTTTTGTGAACACGAACCGTGTGCGCCGGGACTTGGTAGATTCGCTTGACCTCGCCGTCAGGCTTCCCGGCTTCACGGACGCACTCGAACAGCCCCCAGCCGGTCGTCTCCACGTCGAGCCACACGGCTGAGATGACCTCGCGCATATCCTGCTCGTCCGGGGAGAGCGACTCGAACCAATCTGAAAGCTCGTCGCGCTTGTCCTCGTCGGCGGCGTCCGGGTCTTCGGCTTCCCACTGCCAGCCCTTGCCGCAAATATCAGCAGTCTTCTGCTCAAGCGCGGCTGAGTGGACGGGGTGCATCTCCGCGAGGTAGACCAACTGCTCCATCGGGAACGGGGGCTCCATGACGCCCGCGAGCCGCTGCCCGAGGAACGGGTCGGACGGCATCTGCGTGGAGGCCCACTCGCCTACCGATTCACCCTGCTCATCGAGGTAGAGCACCTTGAGAACGCGAGTCTCGCCGTTCTCGTCTGCGCGTGCGGCGCGGATGGCCTTCTCGACCTTCTCGGGCGGAGGCCCGTCGGCTGGCGTGCGCACTTCGGCCATGCAGAGATTCTACCGGCTGTCGCGTTCTGCATAGATGACGACGTGCTACACTTGGTCGATGGCGATTGCCGTTCTCGTGTGCCTCATCATCATCGCCCTCGCGGCGTGGGGCATCGGCGGCACGCTCAACCGGATCGCGATGCACAACGAGCGGTTCACTCCGCCCGGCGTCGTGCCGCACTTGGAGCCCGGCGATCTTGTGCGGTTCCGCTCATTCGGGCAAGACCAAGTGTGTCGCGTGACCGAGCTTGCAGGCGATGCCGTGGTCGTAGAGCCGCTTGGTGCTGAATCGCACGTATCCGAGCCCGTGTAAGCCCGTCTGCGCTGCAAAGGGCTCGTGCGCCCTATCTCCCGCGTCGTCGCCCGCGTGCCCTCCTGGCCCTGCTGGCGCAGGCTCCGCGCCCGGTTTAGACCCGGATGACGCCGATGATGCGACCGCCGCCCTCGAACGCCGCCGGGGCGTGCTCGACGGCGATGGCGAGCGTCATCACGCAGTCCTGCACCACGCTATCGTCCGGCAGGCGGTAGCCCTTCATCTCGGTCGTCAACTGCGGGCACTCCTCCGGCTTCCACTTGAGGTACTGACCGCCGAGCGCCGCGTACAGGCCCGCGAGAATCTTCGCCTTGCTCGGTCGGCTCGTGTGCCAGCCGATCAACTGCGAGGAGGGGATGTCGAGGCTCTGCCGCGTCCACTCGCCCATGTTGTTGTCCTCGATCACCGTGATGCCGGGGTAGTCCTTGTGTAGCCTCTCGATGTTGCGCTGGACGACGGGCGCGTCGACCCCCTTGAGGTAGACGAAAGCCACCACGTCCATCATCGGCGCGTCCGTGCAGTCGAGGCAAATACCGACACTCGCGTCCTTGAGCCCCAAATCCCACGCCTTGATGTAGTTGTGCTTCGGCTTCGCGGGTTGGAGCCCGAGCGCATCGACCCCCGCCATATCGAGATGCTTGGCGAGGAAGAAGAAGTGAGCACCGCCCGAGATTGCATCCCGCCACGTCTCCGGGTACTCGGAGCGGTACGCCTGGTTGTCCATCGTGGACTTCTTGCGGCGCAGGAACTCGGGGGAGTAGTCGGGCCGCGAGTTGAGCGCCGGGATGAAGCACGGGTAGTGAGCCCCCTCGCCCTTCTCGCACGTCTCCCAGTAGGCCGAGGAGTAGTTCGTCGGCCCCATGCCGGTCGTCACGAGATGGCACGAGCCGCTCTCTTTCGAGATGGACGGCTCGACCGCCGCCCACACCCCCTGCGGGTCTTCCATGATCGCCCACTCGTCTATGTGCGCGTGGCCGCACGTCGCGCCACGGCCGGTCGCCTTGCCAGTCGGGTAGGCGTGGAGCAGACGCCGGTCGTCCTCGCCTGCCGCCCACACGACTTCGTTGGCGGACTCGCGTGAGAGCGGGAGCGAGAGCCACGAGGGCAGGCCGTCCATGCCGAAGCGGACGATCTTGAGCAAGTCCTTCGCCTCGTCGTCTCGACGCGAGAAGACGTGGACGCGGCCGTTGCGGTCACGTACCCGGAGCACGTAGCCGTCGAAGGCGCAGGCCATCGTAGACTCGCCAAGCTGCCGGGCCTTGAGGTAGAAGACCCACGGATTCTCGACGGCGGCGCGAACGAACTCCTCTTGCGCGGGCCAGAGCGTCTCCCCGAGGATACGGACGGTGCCGGTGTCTTGGTCTAGGAACTGCCAGTAGTTGAGGAACTCGCGGAACCCGGCGAGAGGGTGACGAAGCCTCTCTGCGACCTCCATCGCTTCGCGTATCTCGGCGTTCGAGAGCCCGTCCGGTCGGATGAGAACCGGCGAGGCGAGCTTTAGTTTCATGGCGCTCCTTGCGGGTGAATCTTGTTCTTGTGCGACACGATGACCGAGTGGTCGCCGCTCGCGCCCGAGATGCCCGCCGGATCGGGAGCGCCTTGCGGGTGATTGTGCGTGTGCGTAGCGACGATCACGGAGTTGGCTCCCGTGATGCCGGTCGGCGCGGTCGGCGCGACTGCGCCCTGCGCCAGATTCTTGAACTTGCGAGAGAGTATCGCCCCGGCGTGGCACTGATCGGGGTTGGCGTACGCCGGGCCATCGCCCGCGCAGAAGATGCCAGCGAAGATCGAGTGGCTTTCGTTGAAGTGGTAGGTCGGCGGGACATCCCAGCATCCCCCGAAGTCGGGAGAGAAGTCACCGGCAGGGGAGCCTAAGAACTTGTGCCCGAACACGTTGCATACGGAATCCGGGCCAGAGTTGAGATACTGATAGTCCGTCGTCGCTCCGTCGGCCCACGTCCAGGTCGTGAACGTCGTGCCCGTGTCGATCTGCATGTTGATGTCCTGCAAGGCGAACAGGCAATCAGTCGTCCAGTGAGCCCGACCATCGCCGGGCTCGGGCAACATGAACTCCGAGTTGTCAGGAATAGCATCGAAGCACGTTGCCGAGTTGCCCGCGTAGAGCGACCAAAAACGGTTCCATCCCCACGTAAAGGCTTGGAACCACCCGGACGGAAACAGAGTCGGGCTCGCCTCGATCCCCCGGACGGCGAGTATCTCGCCCTTGCCCCACGTCAGGATCGAGCCGGACTCGAATGTCACGCGCACCTTGTCTCCCACGCTAATGTCGTGCAGAATCACACCGCACCAAATCTCGTGATCGAGAGCGTGGATCGGCGGGATGGCGGACAACTCGCGTGCGATTAGCTCGCCGTGTACCTTCGTGTATTGGTTTCCGGTGCCGTAGAGAGCGGCGTAGCACGGCTGCTCGGGCGCGGTGTCCTCAACCACCTGGACTCCGAAGACAGCCTCGGCAGTAGTTGTCGCGTTCACATTCACGAAGATCATCGACGCCTCGGCAGGGGTCGACCGCCGCACCGCCGTCGTGAACACTAGGTCGATGAACTGATCGCCCGGAACCGCGTCCCCCGTGGCGACGATCCCGTCTACGGTGATGCTCATTCTCTGCTCTTGGCCGAGGCGAGGGCCAACTCTTGCACGAGGCCCGCCGTGTAAATCCACGAGTGGACAAACAGCACGTCAGCGGGCTCCTCGATACCGAGCCCGCGCTCGGCGTACATCATCGCGAGGTCGAAGTCTCCCCGCTGCCGCGCGAGTCGCGCGAGGGCGTAGAGGGGTTCGGCACGCGAGGGTCGCCGCGCCCATGATTCGAGGAGGATGCTCTCGTTCTGTCGGCAGACGCCCTCCATGTAGTTCGCGTAGAAGACTTCCTCGGGCCAGCCCCCCATCCGCACACGCTGCCGGTAGAAGACTGCCGCGAGGTCATTATGTCCGAGGTCTTTGTGCGACTGCGCGAGGTAGAACACGGAGCGAGTCTTGTCCGGGTGCTCGGCCACGTCCATCGTGAGCAACGCCACGTCGCGCTCGATCTTGGCAGTGCGATCCTTGTGCCCGTCCTCGTGCGTGATTGAGAGCATAGGAAGCGTGTCCTGCTGCGGTCGCCCGTTGCCGTGCTCGGGAAGCGCGTGGACGACTCCATCCCAGTACCACTTGATGTCCGACCGGAGAAGCTTCGGAAAATCCCACGCCATCCGCTCGCCAACGTACCGTAGGCGGTACGCTTCCGCCGTCAGTTCGGGAAGCTCGCCCGCGATGTTGAGCATCTCGTCGCCGTCGAGGCAGAGCATGTAGTTCGAGGGCTGCGCGTCCTGTTCCCACGCGAGTACGGCAAGCTCCGTCCGGTTGTGCCCGAAGTTGACCCACTCGCGTTCGTGCCACGAGCCGGGTACGTCCTTGAGTGCGGAGAGCGCCGCCTCCTTCGTGGAGTCGGTCGAGCCCGTGTCCACGATGCAGTAGGAGTCGATCACCGGCAGGGCGTGCTCGACGCACCGCTCGATGGTTGTCTCCTCGTTACGCACGATCATCGTGAGCATGATGCTCATGGTGAAAGTGTAGCTAGTTCCAAGCCGAGAGCAGCGTGGGCGAGTTGTCGGCAGTGCTCATGCGAATCCAATCCACGCTGCCGATGCACGCCACGTCGTCGTTGGCGTCCTTGACCTTGACGCCGACGAATCCGATGGCACTGTTGATGTTCTTGCCGGAGAACGAAGACATCTCGAACCACGAGCGACCGTCCGACGATACCCACATCTTGATCGAGTTGTCGGCTGCCTGCGAGAAGGCGACGTAGGCCGATCCCACCGGCCAAGACCATGAGCCGACGGAGGTATATCCCCCGAGGTGAGAGTTTTGGACGCCAGCCTTGATCGAATACTGCACTCGCGTCGAGGCCGTGGCCCAGTCCGTCTGCCCTGCGCCCACGTCCATCGCCAACGCGATGACGGCGATGTCGTCCACGTCGATCTGCCCGCCGGAGCCGTTGCCGCCTCCATCCCCCGGCGCGGTCTTGAACAGGATGAACGAGATGTCCGAGTAGGAGCCCGCCGATCCGCCGCCGCTCACGAGAGAGAGCTTGGCAGCGATCACCGCTCGGGCGCTTGCGGTCGGCGCAAAGGTGAAGTAGCCAAGCAAGTTGTTCGTGATCTTCGGCTGCATCACGAGCGCCTTCGGCATGGTCGCATCGTTGACGTTGTAGGTTGGGTTCGCGGGAGACGTGTCGAACGGATGAGAGAGCGCCGCGTTCGTTGCGGCTCCCGAATCCGTGAGCCACGTCCACGAGTTTGTGAACCCGGACGTAAACTCCTCGTTATGAGAGTCCGGGCTTCCGGGCGGGTTGTCATAGGGCAGGCCCGAGCCCGCCGATCCTGCCGCGCCCGTTGCCCCGGCTGCGCCCGTGACCCCTGTCGGGCCTGTCGGGCCTGTCAAGCCGGTCGTGCCTGCACCCGTGGCTCCGGTAGCTCCCGTTGGGCCGGTGGCTCCCCCTGACCCGCCCGAGCCCGCCGGGCCGGTGGCCCCGGTGACGCCCGTGGCTCCGGCCGAGCCTGCCGCCCCGTCAGCACCGGATGGGCCTGTCGGGCCGGTTGCACCCGCCGCGCCCGGCGATCCTGCCGCGCCCGTTGCCCCGGCTGCGCCCGTGGCCCCGGCTGCACCTGTAGCGCCTGTCGTGCCCGCTCCGGTGGCTCCTGTCGGGCCGGTCGGCCCCGCTGGCCCGGTCGGCCCCGCGCCGCCGGTCGCGCCGGGAGGCCCGCTCGTGGCGGAGAGCACGGAGAAGAAGATGACGCTGCCATCTGCCAAGACCTGTAGCGTCGTGAAGTCGCCGTTGACATCGGTCGCGTCGAGGCGAATCTCATAGTCGTGCCGGTGCGTGACCGGCAGGTGGAAGATGACCGACCCGATAGCCCCGCCCGTGACCCCGCCCTCGATGTCGATGTTGCCGTCGAGCTTCCATCGGAATCGCATCGGGGTGATCCCGCCGCCGATGTTGGCCCAGCTATTCTCGAACAGCGGGGAGTCGGCGGTGCAGAGCGGATCGGAACCGTATGTGCCAACGTAAATCCAGTGCCCGTCGAGCCGCTTCTCGACGCGGGAGATGTGAGTCTCGTGCTTGCCGTAGACTCGGGAGTAGATGTCCTCGTGGTCAATATACTTAGACACCTGTCACGTCCGAGTTGGAAACAAGAAGCTGGGATACCCACTCACCGAAATCGTTGTCAATGGTGAGCTTGAATCCGTAGACACGCTGCCGCCCGACGACCGTCTCGCGCGTGACAGGGTAGGGGATGTCGGCCGCTTCGACGTTGATCGTGTCCCCGAGGTAGTAACCGTCGTCCTGCGCCGAGTTGTTTCCCCACGGAGCCGGTGAGTTTTCCGGCGTCGGCACCACGGTCACGAGGTCGCGCGGGTCTTTGCGCATGTGAAGCTCCATGCTGGCGAGCTTCTTCACCACGTCCCGGTGCGTCACGTCGGTCAGGGACTCGACCGCCTCCATCACGAGATAGTCCTGCTTGGAGGTCGCGTCCGTCTTGGAGATGAGCGGGCCTGTCTGCGTCTTGGGCATGACGCCGATGTAGTTCGCCATATCGTCAAGCGCCTGCGTGCGGTGGTACTCCATCGCCGTGTTCGGGGCACTCGCGTAGGAGAGCGTGATGTCCTTGTCCGTGCCGACGCGATCCCGGCAAATGATCTGAATGAAGATGGCATCGTGGTTGTCGAGGAAGGAGATGTCGAGGTCGCAGAGCCCGGTGTTCGTGATCTGCACGATGGCGTCCATAATCATCGCTTGGTCGGACTGATACGGATAGGCGTGCGTCGTCTTGTCGTAGAAGCTATTGTATTTGCCCTGAATATGAAGCGGCGCGAGCGTGACATCTCCCGCGTTCGCAGGGCCACCGTCGGTTCCGCCAAACCGCCGCGTCCGATCCAAGCAGTCGAGAATGATCTTGCCCATCGTGCTCCCGTCCTCCCAACTCTTGAGCGGCGTCTGAATAGTCGTGTCTGCGGCCGGGTCGTGCCAGATAACGGGGTCAGGCCAGAACGTCCCTCCTAGAGTCGTGTTCACTGCATCGCTATCCGTTGGGTCTTTGTAGTTCTTAGCCTGCCGGATCACGCGCTTCTCACAAATCTTGAGCGGGTCGTAGCAGGACACAGAGGTTCGCACGGAGTCTGTGTCACCGTCATCCCCGAGCGACCATACACGCCCGGCAAACTTGAGCTTCCACGGGTTGCCCGGCCCGCCGACCTGCCGGTAGCACTTGAGCGCACGCTTGCCGACCGAGAGGTAGGGTAGCCCGTCCGGCCCCCAAATCTTGTTGACCGACGTGTATTCGGACGGCACGGAGAAGGTCGCCATGCACGAGCGATTGAGCTTGAACTCCATCGCCATATCGGCCGCGATGCCGTCGAGGATCGCGATGGGTTCCGAGGAATACTTGAACGGCCCACCGATGTAGCGGTTGTCGCAGAGCACGAAGCGCCAGTCGATGACGGGGGTCGTGTCAGTCATCTATCCGACCCACGCATCCGACGTGTAGCAGGTTGCACTCGCGGAACAGGTCACGGTCACGCCGCCCGCCGGGATCGCGAAGAAGTCTTGGAAGTCCATCGTGCTCGGGCCACCGAAGTCTCCCGCCAGCCCCGCCATCGCGTTGTCGCCGTCGCCATCCCAAAATAGCGTCTTGTGAAACATATCGACTTCGATATAGGAGCCGGAGCCCGCGTAGGCGTTCGCCGTCCAGTGGAGCCCGTACCCGTCTCGGGTCAGGTCGAAGCTCCCGCCCGGCGTGACGTGGAAGATGGGCCACGTCTCCGTGTTGCCCGCGTTCGGGACGGCGGCGGTGACTGAGATAGGGGTCGCGTACTCGACCACGCCGAGCGCCTCGGGCCGCTCCGCGATGACCGAGAACGTGAAGGTCTTGGGCGCAGCGTTCGATGACTTCCCGGCGGTGCCGGTCATGTACGGCACCACGTCGAGCATGGTGTAGAAGTGGACAAAGTGGAAGCGCGAGCCCACGCCTGCGGGAGTCCAAATCCATCGCCCCGCCTTGTCGCCCGGCTGGCCCTTCGGCTTGACGGTCAGCATATCGAGCAGCGTGGTGCGGAGCGCGTCGATCATCTGCTGGCCGTAGTCCGGCGTCGTGCAGATGACCTTGCCCTCCACGTCGATGACCTTCGCCATACGGTGAAAGCGGTGGACGATGCCGCCGTGTGCATGGGAGGCGTGATGGAACGGGTTGCGGGCAGTTGCTCCGTCCGCCCCGATGACTCCCGTGATGAGCAACCCGTTGCCGTCCGGCAGCCCGAAGGCCGAGCCATCGAGCACGTTGAAGATGATGTCGCCCGCATCCTGCGATGAGAGCGTGAACGGGATGCCGGTTTCCACTTAGTAGACCTCCGTGTTGGTCTTGTAAGCGATTAGTTCGATGTGAAACAACTTAGGCGCTGCGCCCATGCCCGTCTCCTGCGTCTGCCCGAGGATCGTGACGGCATTGTAGAGCCGAACCGTGTGGAAGCGTGTGGTCGCGTACGGGTAGGGAGGGATCGCCCATGTGTACGTGCCGTCGGCCCGGAGCATCGGGTCGGTCACGGTGCGCAGGTGATCGTCCAGTGTCGTCCGGTGCTCGGGAGCCGAAGCGACGATGAGCCCCTGAATCACGATGAGCTTGGACGCCTTGAAGAACGGATGAATGAGCCCACCGTGAGCGCGAGGTCGGTTCTCAGTTGGCACGCGAAGCTCGGGAGTCTCGTTGCCAACTACCTCCGTGAGTAGGTAGCCGTTGTTGGGAGGCAGGCCGAGCCCCATGCCGCTGTCGAGGTCGTTGAAGGTGATCGTCCCGGCGCTCGACGTGATCGACTGAGGGGTGCCGAACTCCACGGCTAGACCCCGGCCAATGCACCCGAGGCAGCGCGGCGCAGCGCGGCGGCGTGGACGTGCGGGTTGGGCGGAGGCTGGTTGTACGTGTTGTTCTGCTCGACCTTGACGGTCTTGGCCCCGCCGCCGCCCTTCGAGTCTGCCGTGAGTGTGAGCCCGCCCGGTGAGCCACCGAAGATGTTGCCCGCGAACTGAGCGAAGAATGAGCCACGCACGTCCATCGCAGCGGCAAGCTCCTTCTCGCTCGCGTTGAGCGTGGACTGATCCGCGATGATCCTCTTGCGCTCCTCCTCGATGCGTAGGTTGAGCTTGTGTAGCTCATCCGAATACTTCATGTGCATGGCAAGCGAGAGCTTCTTATTCTTGACCATCCCTTCAAGCCACTTCTTCTCGTCCTCCATCGCCGCGATGTCGTCCTTGAGCGTGGCGGTGCGAGCCGCCGCCGCGAGTGCCCGCTTGATCCGGGCCGGTGCGTTGGCGAAGACGAGCACGGACGGCGTGAAGGTTGCCTGAATCGCGGCCATCTTCTTGTCGATGCTCGTCCACTGGGTCTGTAGCGCGGCCTGCTCCTTGAGAGAGAGGCCCTTCTTCTTGAGCATCGCCCTCACGGTGTCTTCCTGTTCTTGCAGCATATCTAGCTCAAGCTGCTTGATCCGATTCTGAATCTTGGTCGCGTTCTTCCCGCCCGCGCCGATGCCGGTGCGCTCCGCAATGGCGATGGCGATGCGATAGCGGTACTGTTCCTGCGCGAGTGCATCTGACTCGGACTTCTTTACTGCTGCCGTGAGGTCTTTCTCCACGGTGTAGAGCGCCTTCTCGTAGGCGAGCCTATTCTTCGCGGAGAGCTTCGAGTCCTTGAGCCGCTGCTTGAGCCACTCCTCCTCCTTCAGAAGCGCGATCCGGTAGGCGACGGTGCCCTTGAGCCGAGCGGCTGCGACCTTCTGTTCCTGCGCGGTGTAGGCCGGATCGGATGAGATGCCTGCCGCGCCCTTCTTCTTTGCCTTCTTCTTCTTTGCCGGGGTGCCGCCGAAGTCGGCAGGGTTAAGCGGGGTTGGCCCGCCGCCACCGCCGGGGCCTATAGCCGGTGTAGCAGCCGACTTCTTCGGCGGAGCCATGTGCCCACCGACCGTCTCCTGCACGCCCGGTACAACCTTGTAGCCGGGGTGCGCCTTTTTCCACTGAGCGGTCGCCCGAGTCTGTAGTGAAGATCGCAGGGGCTTGCCGGTTGTCTTGTTGACCCACTGACCCGGAGCGCCTCCAACCCCCGCGATGAAGACCGCGTTGGCGTATCCGACCTTGCCGCCAGGGGAAAGCCCTTGCATGTTCCCCGCGACTGCGGAGATACCGGCAGCGGCGTTCTGAGCAAAGGAGTTACCAAGCGCCGACCCGGCATTGGCTCCGGTGATCCCGGCCCACTGCACGAAGCCGATGCCCCAGTTACCAAGCTGGACATTCAGGTGTCCGATCACCCCGCCCAGCGCATCGCTCAGACCGTTGTACGCGGCCTCGAACCCGTTGATGACTCGTTGCAAAAGCCCACGGACAACCCCGATCACTGCGTTTGCCATGCTGATGAAGAAGTTGACAATGGCGAAGATGATCGGGCCGAGCAGGTTGATCGCCGTCGTGAAAATGTTTTGGATTTGATGCCAGAAGGCGGTCGCCATCGCTTTTACGTCGCCCCATAGCTTGCTCCACTTGCCGGTTATCAGGTCGATAAAGAACTGGAAGACCGCCTTAAGGAAGGCAAGGTCGTTCTTGATCGTGTTGACGACAAAGCGCCACGCCGTCACGAGGTAGTAGCGAAACACGTCCCAATGCTTGATGATGAATCCAACCACGTCCATGACAAGAGTTTTGAGGTTCTCGAAGACCGCCTTGAGTGAGGGCCAGAGCTTGATCGCTTCTGACTTGAGCCACGCGAACGCCTGTTGCAGTTTGAGGACTACCATGTGCGCCTGCCCGGCACTAAGCCCGAGCTTCTGTAGCCCCTCCTGCAAGAGCTTCGGGTACTTCACGGCCATCACGAACAGGGCGACGAGCCCGGCAATGGCACCGACGATGAGCGCGACGGGGCTCGTAAGGAGTGCGAAGCCTGCCTGAAGGGCGGCGACTGCCATATGGACGAGCTTCATCGAGACGTATAGCGCACCGAACGCGACCGCGAGTGCCTTGATGATCTGCGGGTGGGCCTGCATCCACTGCATTGCCTGACGCAGGTAGCCGAAGACCATCTTGAGGGTCGGCAAGATTGAGATGAGCAGGGTCTTACCAAGCTGCTCGAAGGCGTACTTGGTCGCCTTGATCTTGCCCTGGATCGTGTTGCCGAACGCCGAGTCTGCGCCCTTCCAGGTCTT